CGCCACCTCGGCAGAAGTGGAGGACAATGCGCCGGCAACTTCCTTTTTGTAGTCGGCAAATATGTTCTTAATACGGGTGGCTTCCTTGCGAGCCTCAACTAGATAGCTAATGAGAGCGGATATACCGGAAATTATAGCTATCGGCAAAAAAGACTTAAACAAGCCCGTAATGGTGCGCCATAATTGCACAAAACCTAATTTTATTGATTTCAGAGATTTCGCCCATGAGTTTGATGTCTGTACAGCCGCGGCATTTGCCGAAGCAGCCTCCGCTATGTCGTTGGCTTTCTTTTCTGCCAGTTTTGCATTATTCAAAGCCCTTTCAGCTGCAGCCAGCTGTCTGTTTGAAGCCAAGCGTCTTCCGTCGACAATTTGCTGATTGTCTGCCAAGGTTTTCTGATAAGCCAACTCCGCAGCAACCCTGGCTTCCGTTGCCTTCTTCATCTGCTCCTGAGCAACCGTGTTCTTGCTTATGGTAGTATCTATAAGCTTCCAGAACTGGGTAAAATATTTCGTGACAGACAAAAGCAACTTACCGCTGATAATTCCGATTATGAATGTGAATATCCCACTTATCTTACTTTTCAACGAGTCCAGTGCTCCGGCCAGCCAATCAACCAAAGACTTGTACTTTCCCTGGACATCCATGCTGTTCACAAGTTCTGTGAATATATTCTTGAGCCGATTGACGGATGTCTCCAGATTATTCGTATCCACATTGGGAATCATCTCATTCAAAGCGTCCGCAAACTTCGGAAGTACATCAGCACTCATAAGCTTGCCTTCCTTCAGCAGCTTATCGAGACCCGCAACCGAGGTGCCTGCGGCCTTTGCCATTGCCTGTAAAGCAATAGGCAGGCGTTCCCCCATCTGCAAACGAAGCTCCTCAGAACTAATCTTCCCCTTGCTCATCATCTGGGATAAAGCCAAGAATACCCCGTTGCTGTCCTCCGCACTCATACCGAAAGCTGTAACGGCACGGGAAACCGACTCGAATATTTTCCGCTGCTCCTCCATGGACATGTTGGAAGCGGAGGCAGAAGCCGTGAACTTGGCGAAATTCCCAGTCAGAGCGTTAATCTCAAGACCGTACTTCTTTGCCATGTCAACCAGAAAGCGCTGGTTGTCCGCATACTGGGACATGCTCCCCGAAACGTTCTTTAATGCGGTAGATACCCGGTTAGTCTCACGGGCCACATCCACGAACCGAGAGACCAGATTGCTCAACCCTATACCACCGGCACCAAGCGCGGCAGCAAAGGTGACAACCTGCATCTGCATGGCCTTGAAACCGGCTTTCACCTGATTGGTTCCCTTCTTGAAGTTCTCGGTGAGAAGGTTTATCGCAATACTGAAACTTAATTTTCCTGCCATAATTTCTTTCCTTTCTTTAAAAATTCCTCAAATCTTTCCACTTCTGCATCATTTATCTCGGTTTCCTCCTTGGGTTTCTGTTCCCATGGGAAAATGATAAGGTCCTTGGCCCCGTTCTCCATAGCCTTCGCGTCTATGTGCGGAAGTATTGTAAGATAAGTCCACAGCCGTGCATTCTCCATCTCGTCCTTTCTCTTGTTCTCATAGGCTTCTATATAAAGCGGCAGGTCCTGCAATTCCATCTCATTCAAGGCATAATGGGCATCAAGGCCGGACATGATGAGTGTAGCAACTATGTTTCCTATGGTTTCCGGTCTGTCATCATTGACTCCTCCACTTCCGGCATTCGTACTGTGCCTAAACTGGGCCATGACAGATATAATCCTTCCCAAAGAGACAGACATTCCCTCCATAACCTTATCGTTTGCCAATACCGATTTAAAGACCTCATACTTATACGGTACCTCGAAACTGTCAATAGACATCGCATACAACAAGGCCTCCATATCCTCCCGGTCTGAATAGTCCATCAGTGAAAAGGACTTCCCGCGCATCTGTTCCCAACGAATGATAGCCTTTACCGTCAAACGGGTAAGCCCAATCTTTTTAATGGCTTTCTTTTCAATCGGCATGTTCTCTCTATCATCTTCCTTTTCTTTGCAAATTTCAGCAAGTATGAAGCCAACAAGAAGCATTATAGTTCCAAATAGAATTATTACCATAACTATAGCGGTAAAACGTTGGGGTATTTCTGGTAATACAACTTGGTCAATGCGGATTTAAGACTGTTGTAGTCCTTGATAAAGCCTAAATCTATCCACTGGGCTATCTGCAACTCCAGCTCATACAATTCGCGTATCTTGGATTCATCACCAATCTTATTACGCATTTCCGATTCATGCTTCCCATAGACTATAATATTAAGAGATTTAGCCAAATCCTTGACTTTTTGTTTGAATAAGCCATCTGGCAAAATGGAACTGACAGCCTTACACATAGATGGATATGCATCACCGGCAAGATTGCGGAATTTTATCATTTCATCATATACAAATTTGAGAACATCATATTTAAATGAAGGATTTATCCACATTGCAAAATCAATAAAAAGCAATGGATGCATCCATGTACCTGCATTATCACCCTTATTTGCCTTTGATTTATGATACGGGTAATTACCCCTATCATAATTTTCCCTTTCCATTATAGTGTAAATGAACTCTTTAGTAGAAGACAAACCGAAGTAGTCATTAACTTCTTTCTTCATGCCTTTTAATTGATTCCACTGCTTCAATAATTCTGTAGCATTGAAAAATGCGTCTTTTGTCCGTTGAGTTACCTTAAACTCACCCATCGGGCGTATCATTATCTGATTTGTTTTCATTGTATTATTTATCGTTATTACAAAAGGCGGCCATCATAGGACCGCCTTTCATTTTACAAGCAAGTTAGATAGTGCCACACAGCAGACGAAAGACTTCCTCTTTATCCTCCCGTTGTCCCTTCCACCTGCTCCAGCGCACCAATACCTTTGAAAGACACACTGAGCTTGGCTATCTGACCGGCTTCCGAAGTCAAGGACTGGGAGGTTATCATGATACGGCCAGTATAATTCTTCTTGGTCTTGTCAGGAGTGAACGTACCGCCATTGTTGTCCTGGTCAGCAACCGCAGCCTCCCCGAAAAAGAAGTCCAATACCTTACCGTCAATCTGGGCTTTCAGAAGAGTGTCGTAACTCAATGCACCCTCCTTACGGGTAATAAGCGCTTCGCTTGATACCGTATAACTCTTCTTCCCGGGCAATGAACCTGCCCATCCTCCCATCATCTTGTTGGAAATATCCACCTCTTCCGTTGTGATTTCCAATGTTGCCGTCGTGGCAAAAGCCAACGGTTCGTCAGATTCGGAACCGTCAGGCTTCGCGAACACGAATAACTCACCTCTGTAGATGTCCTTACTTGAATCTAATTTTACTGCCATAATTATCGCTGTTTAATTGAAAATTGTAATACCTGAATAAATTTCTTATCAATGAAGTCTTCCGTGGAGTCTTCAAGCTGTATACGCATATCCGGGCCCTTGAAGTCACCGGACAAAGTGTCATAAATCAAAGAGGCGAGACTGTTGCTTCTTACATAGGATTCGCTGACGGCAGTCAGATAAAGAACGGATACCTGGGTGGCTACACCCATCTTCGTATATTCCTGCTTCAACTCGTCACGCTGATATACAATAAAATCGCCAACCGTATCCTCCGGTGCCATTATCGGAAAAACCCTTTCCCCGACAAATCCTTTTATCTCCTCGTTCTGAAGGAGGAGAGACCGGATTTCAGCGGTTATCTTGAACATGTTCATTTTCTTTCAATTATTCGTTGTACGGCTGTTTCTATTCCCTTATATAGAGCCTGCATCGCTTTCCCCTTCTCGGTCTGCTCTGCGTCTGACCAAAAGCTGTTAGCCGGCATAACTCCGCGATATATTCCCTTACGCATCTTCTTTTTTCCGGTAGTATAACGTCTCTTGGTGCCCATATCCACCAAATGGGCATGATTTCCTCCGGGGCGGTCAAACCCAGCCAATCCCCCGAGCTTTCTTCGCTTAATTCTCGTCGTAAAAGAATTCATCAAATGCCCGGTATGCCTTCCGTGAAAAAGAAGCCTACTGCGCAAGTTGTTTTTCCCCCTTGCGCGAAAAACATTCATCGCAGAACGAAGCCCACTTTTTACGGCCTTGTCCTTCTCGAAGTCTTCAAGCCCATTAATAAGGTACTGTATATTCTCCCGGTCTATAATCGAAACATCAATCATACATCCACCTTCCTCATCGTTATTGTCAACTCATTGCCGTTAGGTTCAAGCATCTTTATCTCCCAGGTACATCCGGCATACTCCACACGGCATCCGTACTTGATTTGAGGATACTTGCGCGTCTGCATGACAATCGTCTGGTTCACGAACTGCTCATAAGCGGTATCTTCCTTTGAAAACAGTGTCTGCTTCTTGCGTGAAGCCCGGCAACGGAACACTTCCCTATAGGACTTTTCCACAGAACCCATCTCGGAGACTGTCTCCACCGGTTCCTTGAACACAAGCGTATATTTCAGTAGTCCAGCCCTCATCCCGCATAGTTCCGATAAAGCGCCACAAGGTGCGAATAAGACAACGGCACTTCCGATGTCTGGGCGAAAGCCACCGGCTCGCGGTTGGCATAGAACTGCCCCACCATCAGAAGGATACACTGACGGAGAGGCGCGGGAATGTCCTTCCCGCCTTCCTCCACCAATGTATCCAGCTCCACGCAAATATCCTTCGACACAACTACCTCAGCCGCCTCGATGAGACCGGATATATACTCGTCATCATCCGTGAACTCCTGCTCTACATTGAGATGACGCTTGGCCAGTTGCAAATCGACGTATGCCATATTACTTCATGGATGCTATGCAGAACGACTCCTTACGGATAAAGCCCATATTCCAATATGAATTGGTAATAAGTCTCACTGTACCCTTCAATGCCTGGGTATACGGGTCAACCAACAACTCTATACCGCCCCATTGACCGATAAAGTAATCTGCCCAGTTACCGAATACAATACCGTATTCATCCGTGCCTTCTCCGATACCTTTCGGCAGATTATTTGTTCTGAGCGCACGGTATCCGTTCAACTGACCGTCCCCGTTGCCGGTAAAGATGAAACCGCCCGCACCGGAAGCATCCTTTACCTTTGTCTTGGCCTTTCCGACAAGTGCCGGGTGCAGGATATAAGACAAGTTTCCGAACAAGGCATTCTGCACGTCGGCATTGGTCTCCATTGCTACAATCTGTGCCCAGGTCATGTCTCCCTTAATGGTAGAGTCAAGTGTGCCAAACATTCCGTCCGGCGTATTAGCCACGCTGGTTTCCTTGCTGAATGCTGTCTGTTCAATCTTCTGGGCGATGGCTACAGCTATAGCCTGGCGTATATACGCCTCAACGGAAGCATTCTCCTGAACAAGCAACTGCTTGGAGATGTCCACATAAGCGGTCAGACGCAAAGGCTTGAACAAGTCTCCCTTGCTGAACGCACCGGCTCCATCCTTGGCGCTGGCGTTCTCAGCCTCCCAGAACACGTTGGCACCAGAAAATTCCGGCCAATAGATATTCCCCTGCAACCCGGTCATGAAACGGGCACCAGCACGGGACAGCACAAGAGCAGACTGTAAAGGCAGAAGCATCTCCTGCTGTTCCTCGTCAATGATAACTCCCGTTGCCGCTTCGGTGGCAGCAGTAAATGCCGCACGCCTCTCTACGTTTACGGGAACCACTATACCGCGTCTGTCTGCCATCTGAGCACCTGACGTATTGTGGTGTGTGGTAGCAGCCTCTATAACCTCTGCCTCAACATCGTTCTGCGGGTTTCCGTCAACCATGTTGGATATTGCACGACGCAATGAGAATCTGCCTCCCTGCGGCTGATGGGAACGGCCTTTCTGACGGTTTTCGTCCTCCCTCTCCTCTATCTCAAGGTTAATCTCAGCCATACGGCACTGATTGGCGCCAAGTTGTTCATTCTCTTCAGCATTCAACTGCCGTTTCTCTCCCCTGGCCTTTTCAATGATGGCCTTTGAACGAGCAGAAATCTGGTTCTTCTCGTCCTTCAATTCTGTAATACTCTTTTC